TTTGAACATAGAATGTACAGACAAGAACTGATTCAAGTCATACACACAAAAGTTTTGTGGAATATCTTCTTTCAGTGTAGCCTGTGCAAGAACGGACTTACCTGAGGAAATGGTTGTTAGTTTGTTACCTTTTTTGAATTCTAGGCTCTGATTGATGCCTGCAAAATTCTTAAGGACTGATAGTGTTTCGTTAGATAGTTTCATTAGTTTCTCCATTATGTAAAGGTTCTTTAGAATAGATTATATCATGTTCGTAAAGAAACATCAAGCAACACATGGCGTGTGCCAAGTGATTTATACCAGACTCAGGGTCATCCTGTTCGCCTTGTTTCCAAGCCCAAAGATGTCTTTGCATTGCATCAAAATAACGGCGCTTAGAATCTGGTACTTTTTGCCAATTATCACGCTCATATTTTTGAGCACCAAAGGTTAATACTTTGACAGTTTCTTCTAAAGCAAAAGGAGGCAGTAAGCCATACTCCAGCTTACCACCATCAAATTTGCGGCCGCCAGTTGTGGCGGTTTGTGAAGATGCTACCAAATCATCAGTATTGTCTTCAAGTTTAGGCATTACATTTCTCCAACGTAATTTGCAACTGCTGGCATGTCACCTTGGAAGTGATAGGTTCCAATGTGTGCTGTACGCATCCATGGGCAGAGATAAATTTGACCACCAATTTTACGCCACCATTGACAGAACATATAATCTTCTGACAAGTAACGCTCAGATTCTGGATCAATTGTGGTGTCAAAATAGGCGTGAATATAGCGTGTGCCATCAAAGTTGGCTTGGCCAACGTGATCTGGTTTGTACTTCAACTGAGGATATGCGGCTTCAAACTTAGGGAAAACTTCACGTTTAACCATCATAAAGCCTGTACCAATTTCCAAAACTTCAAGAGGTTCAGTAACGGAGAATTGTGCAGTACCTTTAACCGGATTGAACACAAAGTCGCCGGCAACTTTTTCAAGTGTTTGTGCATCGAGACTAGGATTCTTTTCAATTGCTTTTTTAACGGAACGCCATTTGATAGCTTTCTTAGGATATGGGCCGCCGATAACTTCTTTATCTAGAGCCAACATTGCGATAACATCTTGTGGATTGAAGTTGATGTCGGAATCAATAAACAACAAGTGTGTACATTCCGAACGGTGCAAGAACTCATCCACAAGATAGTTTCTAGCACGAGTAATCAGTGACTCATTAAACAAGAATGAGAATTTAATTTGGATTCCGTATTGCATACAGAGACCCTGTAAGTCCAAACATGCTTTCATGTATAGACCGTGATTCATACCACCATACATTGGTGTGGCGACAAAGATACTATACTTGCGTAGTTCTTCTGTTTTGATTGAAATTTCCATGTGGACTCCTAAAAATGTAAACCATTATTGACAAAACCGTGTAGAATTGTCAATAATGGAATACGTTAAGTTAATTAAGCGGTAAGTGTGTGACCAGCTTGCAAAGCAGTTTTTACCATCGCTTTAGTTGGAGTACCTAAACGATAGAAACTAACTTTCTTGCCGTTGACTTTACGGCTATTGGTGTAGATGCAGTGGCCTTCTTGACGCAATTCTTCAATGCGAGCTGGAACATTTTTGATACCAAAACGTTTCTGTGCTGCCTTTACAGAAAAGGTATTGTAGCCGCTGGTTTGTTTGAGTGCATTCAAGATGCGTTGTTTTGAGGATAAAGTTTTCATAATATAACTCCTAATAATTTAAAAAACCTCGCATAAAGCGAGAATCACTATCATACTATTATGTATGTCACTTGTCAAGTATAATTACGGTATACTTGATTATCTACCAACCTGAGGCAGATACTTTGCCTTGGTTTCTTCCCAAGTCAAATAGATTAGGTCATCATAGAATAGATTTTCATATGAGACTTTGTTTTGTTTCTGTAATTGACGAATACGACCTTTGGCGTATTTGGTTTTCCAGATATTGGACAATGCTTCTTCGGACGTATCAAAACTTTTCACTAATTCGGCGTCACCAATTTCTTTACGGAGAAATTCGTTAGTGTTATTGTATAACGGAGAAAAATAAATGCCTCGTTGATGCTCTGTACGAATGAGTTCTTTTGGAATCTTCAACTTACCATATGCAAAGTTTAACGAACGATTCTTGTGGTCACGTTTCAGTGGCAATCCTTGTGTATTTTTTGCTTCCCACCATTCAAAGTATTTGCGAGTGTGGTTCTCTTTAATCCAATCATAAACCATGTTAGCAGTAGAACGTTTAGGCTCAAACGCAACAGACCCACTAGAGAATCCCATTTTCTGCCAATGTTCCAGGCCATCGTATTGAGAAAGCCCACCGGCTTTGGTTTTTCCATATAGTGACGTTGTAGTAACGCCAACAAGAGTGTCTCCATAACGTTCTTTCCAATCTTTTTGGACAGTATCTGCAAGACACAGAAGTGCAAGCAATTTACCACCCATGTAGCTGTAACCAAGAGGCTGTAAAGGAACAATAGTAGAACCAATAGCTGTATGGTTAATCATACCCTGTTGTGTCTTAACATCTCGTGACCAACCAATGGCCGTATCACGAGGAGTCAAGTCTAAGAAGTCGGAAGAGATACAGATAACACCAAGATACTTTCCTGTAACACGATCTTTGACCGTATAGAACAAGTTACGACCAATGTTGGAATTGTTCTTCATTGTAGATGAGAAAGTACGAACTGCATTCCAGGTTTCTGCTAGTTCTCCGTTAGATAGTTCTAGCATTGGCTGAAGTTTATCATAATCATCTGGACCAGTAGGCATCCAGAAGTTTTTCTTAACTTCTTTGATAATGTTTTCTTGATCTTTATTGACCATTTGGAGTTCAGGACCCCAAAGTGTAGAAACTTCTTCTACAGGATAACGTTCTTTTACTTCACACCATTTTTGGTATAATGTATACTCTTTAACATCCATTTGTGACGCATATGTCAAGTCGGATATTAGATTTTTTCTAAGTGTATCTCCATCAATGTGTGGAATGGAAGTGTTTTTTTCTTTCCATTCCAACCATTGTTTTTCAACGAGTTCCGGTGAGGTTTTTGCCATTTTGTTTTTTAGCTTGCTTCATTAATAAAGATTGATACTGTGCCATTTTTTTGATTGTCTTGTTGCGTTTATCCAACCCAGACTTCAAAGCCAACGGCTTCACACGGTCAGTATACACTATTCCGTTCATATGGTCAAGCTCATGGAGAAAACAACGTGCAGAAATACCGGCATACTTTGCGTTTCTCTTGATGCCATTGAAGTCTTGATATTCTACCAAAATTGTTTCAGGCCTTGTAATCCGTAGTCCTAACAAAGGAAAAGATAAGCAACCCTCAATCATATGCTTTTCTCCTTCAGATTCAATAACTTTAGGATTAAAATGTGCAACATAATCATCACCTGCACCCATCACAAATACACGATAACGGAATCCACATTGATTTGCGGATAATCCAATACCTTGATTCTTTTTACAAGTTTCGACTAATGCTGAAGCAAATTGTAACGTATTGGTTGGAGCATTATCAAAATCATATTCTGGCATCACCTCGCGTAAGATTGGATCATCTTCTGCGACCAGATTAAAAGTTTTAACTTCAACTTTTGGTTGTAAACTGCTTTGTACAGACTCTTGTGTATTAAATTTAAAAACATCACTCATTTCATCACCTGTGAAAAGTTATTTTTTTTCTGAAACCGAATTATAGACCTAAACTTATCAAAGAGTTGGTCACCCTTGTGACTGATAACAAAGATGTTGGTTTCATTGCCCATCTCATGTATCAGTTTCAAAAATTCATCAGTACCAACACCATCCAAACTTGAATCAAAAACTTCATCAAGGATCAACAGATTAGTATTAGTTGAATTTTTCATCTTAGCAATTTGGCGCCACGTAAACAATAAGGCCAAATCAATACGCATCTTTTCACCTTCTGAAAAATTGGAATAAGAAAACTCATCACGGTGACGAGATTTAATTGTTTCCTCAAAGTTTTCATTCAGATTAAAGTTAACAAAGAAGTCCATTGCCTTCAAGTACTTGTTGACAAGTTTGTTGATAATTGGTAGATATTGTTTGATAATCTTTGTCTTGATACCATTATCTTTGAGTAGCGAGGCCGCATATTCATGATAGTGTTTATCTATGGACAATTGTTCTTGTGTTGCCACCAAATCAGCCAATTCCTTTTTCAAGGACTTCATCTTTTGATTTTCTTCTGTTAAATTGTCTTTGTGTTCACTTAACTCCTTGATCTCTTTGTTAAGTTTTGTGATGTATGTGTTAACTGCTGTGATCGTTGAATTGTGTTTGACGATCTCATTATTGTGTTCTGTTATGTGTTTAGAAACGTTTAGGATTTCTATCAAACGAGTTTGGAGTTTTGTATACTCTGTATTCAGTTCTTCTAGCCCCAATTTCTTCGTCAACACCTTTGCCACATTTTCTTCAATCTGTTCTTTCTTGAAGTCTGCGGCGATATGTTGTTTACATGTTGGACAATTATCGTTGTTGTGATAAAAAGCAATATCTTTTTCAATCTTGGTAATTGTAGATTCCACTTTTGCTTCTAATTGAAGTAACTTCTTACTTTTACCCTCAACAGTGGACTTATCATCAATTTTCTTTTGAAGTGCATCGATATGTTTTTGGATTAAACCAATATCTTTATTTAATCTCTTGACATGTTCTTCATTTGTTTTGATTTCTTCCGTTTTGCGTTCAATGGCCAGCAGATTACCTTGCTTATGTTCTTCGATGTTTTGTTTTTGCATTTGAATCTTTTCAGATACCAACTGCATATCATACTTGTTTTGTGTGGAAGAATCTTTGATGGCCGCCATTCTGTCCTTGATTAGACCATTCATGGAAGTAAAGATTTGGATGTCCAACAGTTCTTCAATCAATCCTCTACGGTCGGCCGCAGAAAGTTGCATGAACGGAACAAAAGATGCTGATCCAAGGATAACAATCTGTGTGAAAGACTTAAAGTTGAATTTAAGAATCGACTTCTCTAAGTATTCTTGGTAATCTTTTGCTTTAGCATCTTGATTCAACAGAGAACCATTCAGGTAAATCTCCAAAATGTTTGGTTTGATACCTCGAACAACCTTGTATTGTTTCTTGCCAATTTTAAACTCAACTTGTACTACAGTATCTCCATTGTTAATTGAGTTTACAAGGTTTGGTTTGTTAATTTTACGGAATGGTTTGCCGAACAAAGCAAAGCACAATGCATCAAGAATTGTACTCTTGCCTGCACCGTTGTTACCAATAATCAGAGTATTGGGAGATTTGTCAAGTCGGATTTCAGTAAACATATTGCCGGTAGACAACAAGTTTTTCCATCGTATCGTTTGAAAATTAATCATGCCTGTTCTAAATTCAATGCCTCAACATATAGTTCACGCATCATAGTCTTGAGTTTGTTATTATCAATGCCATCGTTTTGAAGTCCATCCACATACTTATTAATAATAGTAATGGTGTCTTCTGCTTCATCAATCTTATCATCTTCTAGGCCATCTGTCAAGTCAATTGCATCTTCCACAATGGTAATATCGAGTGGATTTAAGGCATATATCTTGTTCATAAACTGGTCAAACAAAAATGGATTTGTTTTCTCAATCACCACAACTTTGACATAAACACCAGCACATGCACTTAGGTCTTTGTTTAAAATTTCTTTTATGTCTTGATGTTTGTCATCATACATTATCCGGTGAAACATGACGTTAGGATTTGGAATAAAATCCAACTGACGGGAATCCACATCAAACAAATGAAAGCCCCGGACATCAGCATAATCTTGCCACGTAAGTTCGTAAGGGTTTCCAAGATAGAAAATGCCACCATTGCTAGAACGATGGTGATAATGACCGCTGAAAGTGCAGTGAAAACGGTTGAAAAGTTCACGATTTAGTCCTTCTTCAGATGGCATACCACGATGCATGGCAAAGCCAGCGATTTCAAAATGCCCCATGCAAATATCTGCTGTCGTTTCTTTCAGCATTTCCATGGAGTCTTCATAGTTTTCTGGACATATCCAGGGCATCATACAGATTGGTGTTGGGCCAACGTATATGGTTGTAGGATCATCAATCACATTGATGTTGCCATATTCACGCAACAATAAGTCTACAGAATTTACTTCATTGGTATTCTTGTAATATGTGTCATGGTTACCGGCCAACATGTGTACATCAATGCCTCTGTAACATAGAGGATCAAAGAACATTTCTTTGGCACGTTTCAGTGTGTAAAAGTTGACGTATTTTCTACGGTCAAAAGTATCTCCGAGAATGAGTACAGTACGTATCCCATTAGCATCAAGAGCAGGAAAAAAAGTATCTTTATAAAACTTTTCATAATAATCCAGAAAATGGACCGAATCATTACGTGCGCCGAAAATGCTGGTCAGTTATAATTGCGACTCTCATACTGACACCTCCTCTCAAAAAAAACAATATATTATTTGGCTTTAGGACCATCCGCACCTATTCTAGGTTCAGGATCTATTCCGTTTAAGTAATACTTTTTATACAAATGCTTTGAAACATTTGTGTTTTCAAGTAACTCTCTCCAACCATAGTATAACACACCCTTGTATTCAATTTCAAGTGTGTTATGTACATCTTTGCCAACCATTCCGTGTTGCCCATTTTTTCTAGAAATTTCAGCAGACAATTTTCCATTAACCCAACGTTCTTTCATTTTTTCGGAATGTTGTTTTCTTCTATCGGTATCGTTCATCCAACTCTCCAAAGTCCGAATGCGTTTGTTGTTGTAATACTCTTTTGTCGCTGAATTTTTATGCCACTTGGATGAAGGATGGTTATCACCCTTTAAACCATACATGGGATTATTTTTGCCGTATGTGACAAAATTAGTTTGGTGTGTGGATTGTGATTTTATTTTATCTAAATCCCATTCCATGTTACGTAAACTATCAAATATGTCTTGCATTATTCCCTCCTGGACATATTTATCATAGTTTGGTGCTAGAAAAGACTTTCTCTACCTTCAAGTTCATTCATTACCCTATCACATAAACGCAAAACTCTTTTGCGGTATTCAAACCCCAACATGCCAGCTTTTTGTCCTTCTGCATATGGAGGAGTCCTATTAAAATTTGTATATTGAGGTGCTGTTAGGTCAATTATTATGTTGTCTTTGTCTAAGCACCACCAATGCCAAATACCTTCATCGTCCAAACCTCGGTACATATGCATTGCAGTATGTCCAAAGATTTTATACAAACAACCGGCAGAATTATGGCAATGTCCAAACATTGGATTTGACATATTTCTAACCACCCATTTTTTAGGAAGTAAGTCGTAAGTTAAATTTTGTATGATAATCCTTGAAACTTGTTCCAGGTTTGTAGTATTATAATCTAATAAGGCCATTCTGTCAATGCTTATTCTTCCAGGAAAACTTCAATTCCTTTTGGTTTTTTGGTAGACTTCTTATCGTCTTTCTTTTTCTTTTGTCCAACTTCATATGTTTGGATAAAATCAGAAATGTTGTCATACAATTCAAACTGTCTTGAACCTCCACCTTCCATCTCCAGAAACTCATGCTCATCAAGGATACCCATCTGTTCTGTGGCCTTATACTTGACGTAGAGTTGTTTCTTTTCTTTCTGGATTCTTCTTAGGAATGCGTAGTAAACGATCTGTGTGAAGTATGCGAATGGATTGTTAGACTTGGTTGGATCAAAGTTCTCGAAATACATGAGGCAGTTTTCAATACCATCACCAATCATATCTTCTCTATGTGGATAGTTTATGAAGTTTGGTTTGTGTGATAAACCTTCAGCAATTTTCATCCAGCAAGCCCCGATATAATCAGGGATTGGTTCTTGTGGATTAGTCTCTTTGCGTTTCTTGTATTCGATTAATGCCTTTAAAAAATCGGCATTGTTAATATAATGTTTTGTGCTCATGCATGTTTACCATAATAATTGTTGACAAAAGGGCTTGACAGTGTTACATTCGGCGGTGTCAATGCTTAAAGATTAATGAAATACCTTTTCTTCTGGTTCCATATCCATGAAGGCTTGGATTACCATTTCTTTGATTCTAGAAGTTAACTCCGCTTGTGTTTCTTCTTCAAACTCCCCCTCAGGCTTCATTCTCTTGAGATTTTCTACAGAGTTCATGTAATACTCTTTGAAGTCCTCGCTAGGGTTTATCTTAAACACAATGTCTTTTTCAGTAAGCACCACTTCATTCTTCTCAAGTAGTTGTACTGGCAAATAGAAGTCCATGATGATATGTGTGATAGCGCCCTTGTTTTGTATTTCAAAATACATTGGATCGCTAACAACATACTCTCCGTTCCGAATTTCTTCTAATGAACAAATAATGTCTGATTCATTTTGTAGACGTAGGATTTTAATGTTGTTCATTTTTTAAGTCCAATCTTATACGTTTTAAAAGGAAACTTCTCTTCCGTATATATCTTCACTCGTTCCACGAAGTGTCTTAATGTAAAATTCATATGTTTCTTTACTCTGAGATCGTCTGCGATGTCATAGAGCGTTGCCATTTCTTTACCTTCCGCCTGTCGTAAGCCTCGTCCAATAGATTGAAGACTGCGAACTCGTGACTTTGACGGAGATGCGAAG